GCACTAGCGCCCATCGCTCCTGATGCTATGGTGCCGACTGCGGCGGCTGCAAAACCCCAAGGCATGGCTATATCCTCTTAGAAAACTTGTTGCGGATGCAGATAATCAACGTCATGCGGTCTTCATCGCTGTCGTTGGTTACCCAATGCGTGTACTCGTTGTCAAACGAAAACACGTCCCCCGGCTTAGTCACCAGTGCCTCACCTTCAAAGTGAAACGCCTGCTTGTCGTTGGCGGCTAACTGCACCGCGTACTTGTCGTAGTACGAGGCGTGCCACCCGTGGTCGCTGTGCGGCAAACACTGCTCACCCGCCGGTATCTTGGTGATGAGTACGCCGCCCAACCGTTCGCCGTCCACCGCCGACATGATGCCAAACACGATAGGCGCTACGCTGGGAATGAGGTCGGCTTCCGGATACCAGACCGACTCATGCACATCGTTGAACTGCTGCCGGTCACCGTTGAAGTTGGCCCAGTCGTTGTATCGCACCCAAATGTCAGACAACTTGCTGTGCGGGCCGCCGTAGCCCTCACGGCGAGGGGCGTAGCGGTCCCAAATGTCCGGATGCGCGGCAATCTCGGCGTTCAAGCCGGATACGTCTACGCCGCTGAACAGCAGGCGGATGCGGCTCATGCTGCCAGCCCTCGCGCAGCCATGAACTTGGAGACATCCCGCTGGACGTTCATCTCCATGAGTTGCCTGGTACGCTGCTCATCAAACCCGTCACCGATAACCCGATTCCACAGGCCGCGTATGCAATCCAAGTTGGAAAGGTCGTCGTAGTACAAGGCAGAGTGCTGAGGCAGCGTGTGCTGCGTTGCATCGTAATTCAGCCCCAACTTGGCAGCAGAAGCGGTTATCTGCTGCGGACGCCGGTACAGGGTGTAGTAGGTAGCCGTGGGAAACGCCGCGTACACCGCCTGCGGATTGCGGTATGCGCCGGTATCCACAGCGCCAACAACCCGTTCAGTGCGGGCTTGCGGCAGGTCTTGCCAGTTCTTTTCCGCCGTCAATTCGTGAAAGCAAAAGCTGTCACGCGCAGTCAGCAGCGTAGACAGCCATGCAGTTCCCGAACGTGGCAGGGAAAAGATAAAGAACATTAGGTCACTTCCCGCCCACTAGCGCGGATGTTGATAGCCGACCCCGTACCCGCCACGGTCGAGATGTACCCGCCGGACTCAAGGTAGTGGCCAACAATCTCAGGGAACGTGTACGTCTCGCCAGCCGCCAGCGACTTGGTCTTTACCGTTAGGTTCTGGTTGCCCGAGGAGTCGTACTGGGTGACAAGGTTGACGGACAGGGTAGCCGCCGACGCCGAGTAATTGGTCGCCGTGAACTTGTCGATGATGGCCTTCACGCCACTGGCGGTGTACTGGGTCGTCTGAGACGCCTCAGCCACCTTGGACGGAATCAGGACGCGGACGCTGACAGTCATTAGTGCTTGTCCGGATTGGCGTGGTCAGCGGGCTTGCTGCCGCCCTTTTTGGCAGTTTCACGTGGAACGTACCAAAGTTCGTACGCCGCGTAGGCAAACATGGCAACAATTGCCAAACCAAATACAATTTCCATGCCCACTCCTTAACTGAACACGAACCGGACGCGGCCTACTGCACCGTTGGACCCAGCGCCGTTTATTGGCCCTGCGCCACCGTTACCACCAGCGCCGCCAACGAGGCTACCGTCACCGGCTACCGGGATACCGCCATCAGGCGTACCACCCGTGCCGCCGGTCGTGTTGGTGACCGTACCACCGCTTGCCGTACCACCTGCGCCACCGGCTCCACCAGAGGCTCCACGTTGCCCGCCAGCACCACCGTTGCCCGTCATAAGGGTCATCGTGAAAGTGCCGCTGTAGGCGTTGGAAAGCGTGCCTGGGTTGCCGTTGGAACCCGTGCCGCCGCCTATGCCGCCTGCGCCTACAGTGTACAGGATGGTTTGTCCACCCGCACCCGTCACGGTAAGGCTGGTTTTGCTGTAGCCACCGGCACCGCCACCACCGCCGTCTTGGTCGCTGATGCCGTCCGTAAAGCCGTTGCCGCCACCGCCACCGCCACCCCACGTCTGCACGATGCAGGTGGTGTAGCCGGACGGGATGGTCAGGGTGCCAGCCCCCGCCGTGGTGTAGTCGAAGGTGTTGGCAGCAGCACTGCTGTACGGCCCCAACCCGGCGAGGATGCCGCTCATCAGGTTAGGCCCGAACCGGCAATCAGCCAGTTGGCCGCGCCAATCTTGGTCAGGGTCGCCAAGCCGTTACGGGCAAGGGTGCGGCTGCCGGTCGTGGTGCTGTTGGCCAGCGTCATCGTGTCGGTCGTAATGGCGATGGTCAGCGAGGTGGCGTCGGTGTTGACCACCATGATGGTAGTGCCGACCGGAAACGCTACCGAGGCGTTGGCAGGGACGGTCAGGGTCAGGCTGGTGCCGCTCATCAGCACCTGCTTGCCACGGTCTGCCAGCACCAGTTCGTAGTTGGCTGACTTGGCGTTCTGCGGGCAATCCCGCCAGCCAAGGTTGTAGGTGTTCGTCAGTTCGTCCTTGGCGGACGCCGTGCCGGTAAAGGTGGGCGAGGCAAGGGGGGCGTAGGTAGAGGCTGCCGTAGCCGCCGTGATGCCGTCCGTGATGCCGTAGCCGGCAAGGGTAGTCGGCTCGCCCGTGATGGACGACCAGGCGACCGAGGACACGTCGTTCACACCCCGCAGGTTGTCCATCGTCCACAGCGTGACGCTGGTAGAGGTCTTCAAGACCAGCTTGTACGCCGCCCCTGCCGTCAGCCACACCTCCGACGCCACGCGACCGGCAGAGTCCAGCACGATGGGGTTCGTGTGCGCCACCGTGCCTGCCGAGTCCTGATAGGTCGTGACAGGGGTGGTCGTACCGGCAGAGTAGGCGTACAGCAGGCCACCGGCCAAAATAGCGCCCGAGTTGTCAAAAAACTGCCAGCCAGCGCCAGCGATGGGGGAGAGATTTACGCTCATAGGAGGTTGACCTGCGAAACGGTAAGGATGATGGAGGGTACGCCTGGTACGGGCGCAGATGCCGTCAACGCCTCCAAGGATACTGCGGTGTCAGTGGTTGACCACATCAATTGGAAATAGTCGGTAGCCTTCATCCGCAGCATGAAGTTCCATGCTGCCACGAACTTGCCGGACGAGCCTTGCAGGGTGACGTTGGTGGCCGAGTTGACCACGTCTACGCCGTTGATTCGCGGCCAAATGGACACCAAATGCGCCGACGCAGAACTAGACGTGAATTGGATGCTGAACTGGACGTTGTAGACGCCGGGGTTGTTTATCACGATGCGGGAGGTGGGCGACCCACGCTCTACGCCGAACGACAAGTCCGTGGTGTTGAACGTGATGGCGTACGCAGTGTTGGCCGCCGCTGCTGTCTGGTCGGTGGTGTCGTAGAACGCACCGTAGTACAGCCGCTGCTGCTCAGGCACGGCGGGCATGAGGTACAGGCCCTCAACCTTGTTCTGCAGGTCGTAAATGTAGGCGTCCGCAGCGACCAAGGACGGCCCCAACTGCAGGTCTTCCACGGAGACTTGGCTGGTGCCGCCACCCGTGATGTTGTACAGGTTCACGAAGAACCGGTACCACTCACGCGACATCAGCCCCGTGCGCTTGTCGATGAAGTCAACACGCGGGGCAGGTATCTGGGTGACGTTAGGGGGGTTCTCAGCCATTGGTGCCGTCTATCGCAAGTTCAGCACCCATAATGACCATCTTTACAGGGTCGGTGCCGCTGACTTCGTACACTCGGTCACGCAACTTGGTGGTCATGCCCAGCCGCCGCCAAATGGCACGGGTAGCGTAGCCGCCAATGTTGCCAATACCCACCCAGCGTTCGTTAGACCAAGTGTGGCCGCCGTCATCCGAGAAGCGCAGCATGACCTGGGGGTTGCTACCCTGCCCCGTCAGCAGGCCCACGCCCGACTCGCAGTCCAATTGCAGGGAGTGGTGGGTAGTGCGCTTCAGGTTGTTCTGCCCCGTGGGCAAGGCACGCCATGAGCGCAGCCACTTCTGCGGCACGCCGTTGTCAGCGTAGACGGACAGGTCGAGGACGTACACGCTGCCGTTCTCGTAGTCGCCAACGTGCGGGACGCTGTTGAAGGCTGCGTGGCAGTTGCTGCGGTGGCGGACAAAGTCGCCGTTCAAGAAGCCAGCGCGTTCGTGCCATGAGTTGACGGCAACGTCGTACACCCACGTCTTGCCCGCAGTCGGGAAACTCAGCACATAGAAGGCATGACCTTCCTGCTGGTAGGTATAAGCGATGGCGTCCGCAATAGTGCTGTACGACTGGATGGCGTACTCAATAGCATGAGTAGAAACGCGCTGTCCTGTGTAGCCATTGGCGCGGTAGACAATGCCCTGCCCGCGAGCATCAGCACCCAGCCAGAAGATGCCATTGTCCAGCTTGGCAACCGAATACGGGGCAACGCAGCCGATTTCATTGAAAGCGCCCTGAATGCGGGTCAGCGGGAAGTCCGGTTCGCCCGAGTTGTACCAGACTTCCGTGGAGTCCGTGCCGAACAGCCACAGTTCGCGGTGGTCCACGATGAGCGACACCAGCCCGTCAGGTGAGCCTTCAGCGGACGCAAAGTCCAGCGGGTCTACCGACAGACCGTCCAGCAGGGAGGTAATCCACACCGTCTGGCTGTTGGGCTGGTTGAATACGAAGTAGCCGTCAAGGTAGCCTACGTTTACCGCCCCCTCAAAGTCAGGGTCGGTAATCTGGGCAAACACGTCGGTGTTGTAGTTGTAGATGAACCCGTCAGGGTTACAGGCGATGAACAACTGAGTGCCGTTGTCGGCCATGCTCACAGGGCCAGTACCCGTCACCGTGCCTTTCAGCGTGGCAACGTAGCCGGAGGTCACTTGGTAGAAGCCCGTACCCGAAACGACGTACAGGTAGCCGCTGTGCGACCACATCCCACGGATAGGGCCGGTGCCTACGGTAGCCACTAGGCGCAAGCCAGGCGCACGGTTCAGGAAGCCGGGTTCCTTGCCGCCCTCGGGTATCGCTTCTGGGAAAAGGTTGATGCAGCGGTTGTCGGCGGCGTTCACCGACCGAGCAACGTATGCTGCCCCAAGGATGGGAGTTTTCACTAATAGTTACCGGCGTAGACGTTGAACCGCTGGCGCGTCCCCACGATGCTGTAGGGAATCGACATCACATCCTCGGGGTTGTTGATGCGCTTCAGGTTCCGCTTGCTGGTCATTGCAATGCGCTGCACCTGCGGCGAGGGTTCCACGCCAAACTCAGGTGCAAGTTCGCAGGCGAGGTTGTAGCGGAACGCGCGCAGGTAACCCGGCGGAAAGGCAAGTGCCGTACCCAAGGCAGCGGGCTGCGTCAGCGGGGACACCGAAACAAAGTGCCACTCCAGCGCACGGGTTGGCACTGGGTAGATGTACATATCAATGTTGGGGTAGTTGGTGTTTACCCATATCACCTGCGGGTACGAGGACGTTACGGTCTTGACCGCAATGCCGTCGTACTGCTGCTGGTTGATGATTTTGATGCCGTATGAGATGCCCGACGTGGGGTCAATGAAGTAGGTGCTGTCGTCCAACTGAATGGGACGGTCACCGATGAAGTCACCGGTGGGGCCAAGCGACTGGTTAATCTGCCCAGCAGGCCAAGTAAACACTTGGTCCTGCGTGGTGAAGATAGACAGGCGCTCGGTGTTCCAAGAGTCAATCATCTGCTGCATGGCGACAAGGGCATCCGCGCCGGTAGCGGCAGACGGCGTCTCACCTTCAGCAAGCATCCCTAGCAGGCGCAGGGAGCCGTTAATGATGTCGCTGGCAGTGACTGCGGCAGGACTGCCGGAAAGTACGATGGGCATTATTCAGTCTCCAGAACAACATCGTCATCTGCGTTGTTCAAACGCCGCAACGCTTCTTGCGTAGACGGTGACAATTGTACAGGCGTGTAATCGTCAACCATTAAACTGCCGCCCTTGAAACTTCTGTCCAGTAACTGCCAGACCCCATGACGGTCAGCGTTGAGTCGGCAGTAGCCACGAAGTTTGCGGTTAACTTTAGGTTTCCAGCAGCGTCAAACGCCGTGGGAGTTCCCGTAAACTTTAAGGTTGCCGTGTACCCGTCAATGATGGGGCCACCAATGTTTGAAAAGTTTGTGTTGCCCGTAACCTCAACAACATCAAACCCAAGTGGCAAAATAAACCCGTCAGCCGCCACAACCGTTGGGTTGCTGCCAATTTTGCGGTTAGCCTTGAAGTTTAGGCGAGTTGCACCCGACACAAATCGAATGTCCGTCGTGTGAATTCCAACAGCGTTGTTGGCAATCACAAGGTCAGAGCAGCCGTTATTGATGTCTATGCCGTAGGGATGCGTGTACGCTCCCGTCAGCACCTGGTTGCCCGTAAAGGTTCCGGTAGACACGTTGTTAATAGACAGAGCAACTGCTGACGAATTGTTGCCGTTGTTGGCGCGAACGGTGCTGTCAGAAAACACTACCTCATCAACGCCAGTAAACACCGCGCCGTTGTTGCCGTTGTCGGCAATCAGCGTGTTGTTGATGCGAACATCGCGGCAGGTAGACAGGCCAATGTTAATGCCATTGCCCTTAAAGTTTTTGACCGTGCAGCCATCAAGTTTTATATGGCGAACGGTTGGCGTGGTGCTGCCATCAAGCCAAAAGGCAGAGTTTGAGCTGTTGCCGCCATTGTTGCCATCAAAGTAGACGTTGGAAAACTCCATGTTTAGGCACGACAGCGAGGCGTCATTTTGCGGGTTGATGTAGCACAACGAGTTGTACGCAAACCCGCAGTGACCAGTGTCAAAAAACAGGCCGTCGCCGCAGCGGATGATGATGCAGGCGGCATGGTAGTGAGCGCCGCCGTAAACGCCGTATCCCTTGATATTAAAGTTGGTAAAAAAGATTTCACTGGGAATTTCGGTGGTTCCGGTGTAGTTGCGGAACTCAAGCAAATTGGAACCAGCGGCTAGGCCGGTAAACGATGTACTGCCAGTGACCGTAAGGTTTGCCCAGTGCTGGTCTGCGCCACCCTCAATGACAATGCCTTGAAACACATTACGAATGTCTATGTTTTCGAAGTACGCACGGTCAGCCCGAGTAACCAACAGCGCAACGCCAGCGGTCGGGTTGACGGCAGACGACTGGTTAATGCCAATGTCTTTTACCGTGATGTCAGAAATACGCGCACTGCTAGGCGTTGCGGACGCAAACGTAAAAGTGTTGAAGTTGCCAGTTTGCTGAATAAACGATTGCCGAGGACCATCACCAAAGATGGTCACCCTGCTGCGCGTAATTGGCGTCAAGGCGCTTGAAATGATGTACCTGCCGTAAGGAAACAACAGGGCGTCAAACTCGCCAGCGTTTAACTTGGCAATGGCTGCGTTGATTGCGGCAGTGTCGTCCGTAGCGTTGTCGCCGCGAGCGCCAAAGTTCTTAACCGAAACGATGCCCGCATCTTGCGGGTCAAACAGCAGCACGTCCGTTTTCAGCTCTGCCGCAAAGTTGGTAGCAGAGATGGACAGCGTGTAGCGACCGTTGTCAGCGTAGAAGAAAAACTGACCGTCACTGTCCGTCGTGACAATGCTGCTTGGCACAACCGTCAGGCCGTTGTCGCTGTAGATGGTAGCGAGCGTCAGCGTGTTGTAGACGTACACGGTGACAAGTGCATCAGGAATGGCGTTGCCGTGAACATCTTGGATGACATCTTGGTACTTTTGCATGGTTACTCTTTTGACTCATGCTTGTCAGCGTTACGCAGCGCCGTTACTAAAGATTCTACTTCGCGCATAGGCCGCGCCAAAAGGTAATCGTGTAAGGCGCGTAACAGTGATTCAGGCACTAGGTATTGCGGCTCCACGTTAGGCTCCAATCAAGTGGTGAGCACCACCGGTTCCGCTATGGAGCCTTTCAACCAAACCCTTGACGTACTGCGCCAACTGCATGGTTGTTACCGTAGCGGTGTCAAACGAGGCAGTGTTGGTAGTGCCTGTAGGCAAGCCAAAGCCCGTCTGAAGCGACCGAATGTAGGAGTTGCTACCGCTGCCAATGTTGACCGCAAGAGGCGAACTAGCGACCGTTACTTGACTGGCGGTCACCTGAAGTTTGCTGGCTCCGCCAATGACAAAGTTCATGCCCGAAAGAGCGGACGAGTAAACAATATAATCGCCGTTAAATGAGGTGGTGCGCCAATCTGCCGCCAAGTTTCCGGAAGCCGTAGCCGCATTGTTTAGGTAAATGCGGTCGTTGCCCTTAAGAGAAATGGCGGCTTTGTTTGCGCCAAAGTCCAGCGAGGACATGGCAAAATCAAGGCCAGTAACCCATTTGCCAGTACCGGAAATCAAGGCATCGCAAGTGGCGCTGCCGTTGCTTTGCGCTCGGTAGCCCATCCACACTGCGCTTTTTGCGCCGGTTGCTACCGTGCGAGTAAAGTTGTTGACTAGTCCAACCGCAGCCGAGTCAAACCCGTTATCCGAAAGCGCGGTTTCGTAGGGGTTCAGGTATACACCATCTGCACCCGCTGTCATGTCGCCGTTAAACAGCGAGGCAGCAGGGTTGGCAAGGAAGCTGGTGCTGCCAGTCTTGGTTCCGGTAACAAACGCCGTGGCGTTGTACGCTACCGCATCACCCTGCCCGTAGTTGTCTACCTTTGTTCGGTAAGCAACCGCCGCAGTGCGCCCTGCATTGCTGGAGGTGCTTTGGTTGTAGCCGCTGCTGTTGTAGACGTAGGTAAAGTACGGGTACGCCTCAGGTGTGTAAACGTAGCCCGTTGTCGGCTGACCAAGGGTCGCCGCGCCAGTAATGCGATGTTCAACAGGAAACTGGCACTTAGCCAAGTCGCCGTTAAATGCCGTGTTGATACTAGCGGTATTCCCTAACGCTGACGGCGCAGCCTTGATGGCAGCAAAAAACTTACCGCGCTTGTTTCCCGCAGAGTCTTTAATCTGCCCGTAGCCATTGTAAGGGCCGTCTAGGTCAGTTGCGGCAACAGTGGTGCAGTTGTACACGCCAGCGGGGACGGTAACCAAAGTGGCGGCAGCGTCAGCGGCAAGCACGGTAGTGCTGTTGTTGGCGATGCCATTGCCGTTGATGACGCCGTAGTCACCAAGACCGTTAACCCCAGCATCTTCAGGGTCAAACAACAGCACGTCATACGTCGTCTGGGACGCAAGGCCGGTCGCGACTACCTGTACGTTGTACCGCCCGTTGGCGGCGTAGAAGGCAAACTCGCCCTCGGCGTCGGACAGCAGTGCGCCTGGGGGAATGACCGTGACGCCGTTGTCGGAATAGATGGTGGCGAAAGTCGCCGTACCAAAGATGTAGACCGCGATGGAAGCACCAGCGACCGCATTACCCTTGAGGTCTTGAATGGAGTTCTGGTACTTCTGCACGGTTAGCCCTCGGCGGTCTTGGGGGGTCGTCCTCGACGGCGAGCAGCAAGCTCATTCACAACCGGAGCCGCCTCGGTAGGCGTGTCGGGATTGTACCGCGACCAGCCGTTGTTTTCATCCGCCTCGGCTTCAACTTCGCTGATAGCGACTTTTCTGCCGTGGTCGGGGTGCTTTAGGTAAATGACCATATGTGGTGGGTCGGGGGGCCGAAGCCCCCTTCCCCAGTACCGTTAGGCAGTACGGTACAGAACCCAAGCGGCATCGCCCGTCTTGCGCGCACGGAAGCGGGCAGACGTGCTGATGGCCACCGTGGCGGAACCAACGATGGTCCAGCCCGTGCCAGCCGTCATCGTCACAGCGCCCGACGAGGACCCCGTGTTGATGACGGAGAAGTCAAACGCCACGTCAGCGCGAGCATTGACCACAGCCGCGTCCGTCAGGGCAGCGGTCGGGAGCGTGAGGGCAACCGCCGAGGCATTGGTGGACTGGATGAGGCCAACGGTCAGGTCGGCAGTGGTGAGGGTAACGGCAGTGCTGGTGTAAGCAACAGCAGCCGCCTGCGGGGTCAAATCGACCTCGTTGACGTTGCCATCACCGAACTGATAACCACCACCCGAGGAAGCGATAGGCATGATAAAACTCCTAAACTTGCTAATTTCCGTATAAATTAGTAACCCCGGCTGTTACACCGGGGTCACGGCAGGGCTTTTAGCCCCACATCCGGACAGCGCCCTGCGGACGGATGACCGAGTAGCCGTACAGCACGTCGATACGGCAGGGCATACGGTCGTTGTTGATGTCGTACTGACGCACGACACGCAGCGAGATGCCGTTATGCACCTGACGCGACGCCATGTCCACGCCCTGCGGGAGCAGGAGGTCGGCAGTGGCAAACGTGATGGCGTCCTTCTGGTAGACCAGGTTCTGGGCGTAGCCCGTGCTGGCGGTACCGAGGACGGTCACGGCGGCGTTGTCAGCCGGGAACGCGCTGATGGTCGCCAAGGCGTGAGCCGAGGTGTACATCGGCGGCGAAACCGACACGCTGGACCAAGCGCCCGAGGACGCGGTGGCGAGGGCCGTCACCGTGAACTGCTGCAGCGAGCCGGTGGACTGACGGGTCTGCGGGTTGACCGAGAACACGCCAGCGATGGTGAACACGTCACCAACCGCAAACGTGGCCGAACCCGAGTCGCCGTCAATCGCCAGCGTGGTAGCGCCCTGCGTGCTGACCGCACCGTTGACCAGCAGCGTGGCCGAGGCCGAGCGCGTACCGGTGGTGTGGTTCAGGATGGACTGGCTCATGTTGATTTCCTCGTAACCGAGGACACCCTCACCCATCATGCCGCTCTTGAACTGCTTGCTGATGGTCGCCTGCGGGTTGAAAAGACCCTTCAAGCCTTCCACAAGGCCAGCGTTGGCGGCGGGGTTGACCGTCGCGTAGCGCAGGTTCTGCGGGGCAGCCTGTTCGTTGAGCTTCTGGTGAGCCGCCAGCAGGACCGCCGACGTACCAGGCGTCGTGCCGGGGGTGCCGACCGACTGGTAGATGCCCTTGTAGGCATTTGCCACGTCAGCGTCCACCGAGGAGGCCAACTGGCTGATACGCGGCTTGAGCACGCGGTCAGCAAAGTCGTCCAACTGCATGGTCAGCTCAGCCGACGTGAAGTTCACGCCGATGTGCTTCTGGCTGGAGACGGCGAGCGTGGTGTACTGCTCGTTGTCGTCCTGCACCTGCAGGGCGGCACCGTCGGTCACCAGAGCGCGGTCCGGCAGACGGATACGCAGGGTCGAACCAATCTTGGCACCTTCCACGGCGAACGAGTCGTCGTAGGCGCGGTTGACGTTGCGGGTAAGGACAAGGTTGTTCTCGAAGATTTCGAGTGCCTTGCGGGTAATCATATCAATCGTCAGTAATGCGTTACTCATTATACATCTCCGGTAATTTTGGCAGCATTACTAACCATTGATATGCTGCCTAGGTTGTAGCGGGTTATCGGCGCTGCGCTTCCCACTTAGCAATCTGCCGCCGCCGTTCAGCCTCAATCCATTCCGACGTGCTCATGGTCTTTACAGACCGAGGGTCAGTGGTGTCGTAGGCCGGGGACTTAGTCCCACGGGCGGTAACAGGTGCAATCGGCGGTGGTGCAGTAGTGGACTTTTTGACCGGCGGGTTGGACAGCAACTTGGCTTCCAGCCTGCCAATCTCCTTCGCCTGCAGGAACGGCGGTAGGTCGGCAATCTTCGACGCTTCCGAGGGGTTGGAACCGAGGTAGTAGGCTACGTCCGGTCCGACTTCGGAGGCGCGAATGGTGTCTGCCATCACCTGCGTGATTCGGACGTGGTCACCGTATGCGACTTGCTTAAAGTCTGCATAGCGTTCGGTCGCCACTTCCTCACGTTCGTGATAGGCCGACAGGGTCTCGGCGTACTGTCGCTGCATTTCCTGCTTCTGAACCAGTTCGTGCGCCTTCTTGTACGCCAACGCTTCCGCGTAGGCATCCGGCGACTCAAACTGCTCCATCGGCGGGACTTCCAGCGGCTGCTGCGGGACGGTTTGCGCCGCCTGCATTGCCTGTTCCCTTGCCCACTTACGCTGCTCTCTTGCGAGACGCTTGCTGATGGCAGCGTCCAATTCCTCCTGAGTGAAGGTCTTGGGCGTAACTTCAGCCTCCGGCGTTTCAACTACTGCGGTCTCAGGGGATGCCGTGGCCACCTGTTCCGGCGCGGGTTCAGCCGCTACAACTTCAACTTCAGACATGGTGATTCCTGAGAATCCCTGGTGTAACGCACCAGTACGGTTGGGAGCAATCATACTCCCGAAATCAATAGATGCAACCTATCCCCGTGCGTCACGCTCAAGGGGGTTGTCCCAATAGCCGTACCGCAGGGTGTACCAGGCGTACAGCGAGTAAAACTTGACCACCCCAAGGCGCTCGGCTTGCAGCCAATGCCGCCCTTCGTGGCGAATCAGTTCACGGTTAAACCAATGCTCCTGCAGGACGTAAATGCCAAAAGGCGGCAGGCAGATAGCCCACCGTCCTGCCTTACGCAGCACCCAAGCCAATGCGCGGCCTGCTACGCGGACTTTCACAGCGCCTCCTGCACCATCACTAGCCCCAGCCTGCCGAACGCCACAAACGGCTCCTGCTCGGTCACATCAGCAGCGGCGTAGACGGCATCCACCTCGGCCTGCGTGACGGTCAGCCCGCCAGCGATGCACAGTTGATAGCAAGCCACCGGGTCGCCCGGCGTGCTGCCTGTCTGTACCCAGTCGCCGTTCTCGTCCTGCTCCCACATCTGCTCCGGCACAAGCGCCGCAAACTCCGGCGAGATGAGGCCGGTGCTGACGTAGTGCGTGGCAGGTGCGTTGCCCGTCGCGGACAAGCCCGTCAACCACATATTCTGCCCGCCCGTGGGCGAGAGAGTCGCGGCGATGTCGCGGGCTAGCGGCGTGGTGGCTGCGGTCGTGATGAGGGAACGAAAAGCCCAGTCAGCCATTAGTAGGCTCCCGTCTTGGAGTTGACGTAGGCTTCGGTGGAAGCGAGTTCAGATGCGCTCAGGGTCTTGCCGCAGATGACCATCTGGTAAAGACGCCCATTAAAATAATTAGTCGTTCCGCCTCTGCGGCCAATGTACAGCGGGTAGGTGCCATAATTGCCGGTTCCTTGGTCTGTGGCGCTAGTTGCGGCTTGAGAGCCATTTACGCGAAGCGTCAATGCGTCAATGGATATATCTGCTTGCCCACTAAGCACGCTGGTTATTGGCGCGGCATACACTGATGTAGTTGTCGCGTCTGCCTGACTTGTGCCTTTGCTGCTGAAATTGTAGTTTGCAGCCGCACCGGCTGGTGCCGACAAAAAGAAAGCGCCATTGTTGGTGCCGATATTTGTGCTCAATTCAGCCACGATTCCGCGACCGCCCGCATCACTCAGTTTCGTAACACCCGCACACACCGACATCTTGTCCGTCGCGGAGAAGTCAATGCTGTTCGTGCCGAAACTATCGTCCGTGCCATCCAGCGCAAGGTACGGCAAAAAGCCCGCCGTCGCGTAGTCCGTAGCAGCGGCGATGCGCTGGTAGGTTCCGGCGGAGGAGCCGGTGCGGGCATCAGCACCCCAAATGTATATAAAGTCTGCATCGATACTTGAGGGAATGTACTGCGGAACTCCGCTGGTCTTATAGACCCCAACGTAGGTTCTGGCGGTTGTTGCTGGGTAGGCATAAGTGACTGAACAACGATACCAACCTCCACCAGCATCAACAATTGCCAACGTATGTCCTACAGCAGTTACATTCACCGTACCGTTACTGAGATTAAACCCAGAAATTTTAACGACCGTCCCGTCATAAGTACCCATTGACAGAAAATTCGCACTGCCGACTTTTGCATAGACAGTTTGCGTAATTGTCGCAGCAGCTGAAAGCGTAAAATTCTGATATATGAGCGGATAATCAAGCGTCGTTTTGCTGTTCGCAACCTTATCGGCAGTTGTCGTCCCATCAGGAGCAACTTCCTGATTCGCAGTAACAGCAGCTGCATTTAAGTTCCACACGCCGTTGTTGAACTGCTCACTGTACGTCAGCAGGTTGTACCGCGCCCGCAGGATAGGGCGGGAGGCTGCGGTGGCTTGCGAGGCGTGGTTGCCTGCGAGTTGCTTAACAATCAAATTGTCAATTGAAAGCGAACCTAATCCGGTTTGGTCCTGTATGCCAATGTAAGTGTCTCCCGCCGAAGCAAGAAACAAGAAAGTGTATGTACCGTTTGCCGATGTTTGTGGACCCTTTTGTCTTCCGGGGGAAGTCAAAAATTGCACAACAGCGGACACCCTATTGGTTACGGTAAAAGTAACTTGATACCAAGTTCCAATCGTGTACGAAAAGTTTTGAGAAATAATCGGGTAACCGCCCGCAATCAAATTTGCGGAGCCTCCGCTGATTGTCCAGCCTGCGCCTTTTGTCCAGTTTGTGTCGGTTGCAAAGTCGCCGTTTACAACAACATCACTCCCCAGCACCAACCCCTGCGACTTGTCCAGCATCAGCCCGACAGGCTGCTCCACCGCAGTGACGGGGGTCGTGCCTGCGCTGTCCTGAAAAAGTGTAGATGTATCCGACGGGTCGTACCACGCGCCAGCCACGCCGCTGGTGAACAGGGAGGCGGGGGAGAATGCCTCTGTCGCGCCGCAAGACAGCGACACGATAGATGCCAGACTGACTGACACCCCGTTCTGTGTTGCGACGCCCCAGCTCATCGGATGTTGCAGGGCTTGGCGTAGACCGAACCGCCCGAGGCGACCTGAATGGCGCTGACACGCCACGGCGCACCCGTACCGCCACCGCCGCCTGGTTGCGGGACGTAGAACAGCACAGGCGTGTTGGCGGGCAGGTAAGTGTCGCCGGTCGTTGCCGTTACGCCCTCACCCACGCGCACATAGGCAGCGGTCGTGCAGGTGACAAGCACACCCTGCGGGCCAGCAGGCCAAGTGCTGGTAGACCCAGCAGTGCCGGTGTAGGCAACAGTTGCGCCAGCGAAGGCGGCGTCCATAAGGGGGCGAAGAAGTTCCATAACAGTTCCTTACGCGAGGAAGCGCAGTTTGTAGAGGGAGGCGTAGTAATGCCCCACAATTTCGTCAATGATGTTCTGAATCGGCGTGTTGTCGCGTTCGCAGACCTTGTAGCGACCCGCCTGAATGTCTTCTACCTGACCCTGCAAGAACTCCACGATGTTCGTGGTCTTGCGGGCAGCAGGCACGGAGATGGGGCCAATCAGCCCGTGGTAGCCCTGATAGGCTTCCGCAAACTTGTCGGCAAGGTCAATCACGCCTTCGTAGAAGCCCTGTAGGGCAACGTGCTTGGCGTAAGACCGCGTGTTCAGGTGCGTGCTGTGCGCCACATCACGGGCGAGGAACAGCAGCCCGACTAGTTCGTTCGGTTTCACTGCATCATCTCCTGCGGCGGCTGCATCGGCATCTCGCCTTCGTTGAACTCAGGCATTTCCATCTGCGGCATATCGCCAATCAGGTCGCCCGTCTGTATGGCGGCAGCAATAGTACCAGCCACAATGTCCTGAATCTGCTCCTCGGACATACCGGCCTGCACGGCGGAGATACGCTGCGTCTCGGCTTGGTAAGCCTTGATTTCAGCCTCGTAGTCCTTCCGCTTCTGCTCCTGCGACTCGATGGACTTGGCGACGTTCTGGAGCATTTGGTGCATCTGCTCCATCTCCTGCCCCATAGCCTGAATCTGCTGATTCGCGGCTTCCAAGGCGGGATTCTCGTCGTTGTCCTGCAGCAGTTTGGGGTCAATCGTCTTCTGCAGACGCTTGGCCATCTCCTGCGCACCCGGCCAGTCCATGTTCTTTACGAACAGGTCGCCAGCCACCTGCCACAACTGCGGGTTGCCCTGCAGAATCTGCGACATGGCCTCCATCGACTCCTGACGCTTGGTCATGTACGACGGACCAGTAGTCACGCAGACATCGTACTTGCCGACAGACGGATTGTAGATTTTCTCAATCACAATGCCCGTCTCGTCCACGATTTCGCGGACAGGCTCAGACTGCATAGGGTCTATGCGTGCCGTCTTAGTCTCACCGTCAATGCCGATGATGCGAGCAATGCGCTGAGTGTCGTAAATCTTCGGGATGAGGTCAACGAGTTGGCGCGTGACGTAGCGAATAGCGCGAGCCAGGTTGTCTACGTAGTGGTATGTGCCGGTGTCGCCTTGCCGTTCACGCGCCAAGATTGCCTTGCCGGAACGCTCGTTGGACGTTTGCCCAATGCTGGAGTCGTACTGACCGGTCGTAGCCTTGATGTCGTCCGCAGCGCCCATCTTGGCCTGAATGAGACCAACCTGAGCCATCGGCGGCTGCGCGCGCTGAGGTAGCGGCAACACCGAACCCGAGCCGTCCGTAACGTCCGGATTGACCTCAAGGTACGGCCAGTTGTTCGTGTTGGCAGTCTTCCACTGCTGCTCGTAGCCCTCAAACTGCCCGCCGTAGCCGATGAACGGGGCTTTCGGGGCAAGGGCAAGCATCTCGGCTTCTTGCGAGACCCAGTAGTTGTACATCCGCTGGGCGTCTTTGGCGTTGCGCACCAAGCCCGAGACGTACAGGCGACCGTCAACTTCCCACTCGTTGCCGACAACGCGCACGACAGGAATCCACTTGCCCGCCCAATCGCGCTGCTCAAGAATCTCGTAGCCGTTGGTCTTGCACCATTTCACGGTCTTTACGTCCGTGGGGCGCTGGCGCAGGATGGGCATACCCATCGCCTCGGCACGCTTGGCCTCGGGCGAACCCTCAATAGCCGTGACGTTACCGGGGTACAGGTTCAGCGTTTTGCGTTCGTACTCAAGGTAGAAGTACTCGGCAATGCGGACGGTCTTGTCGCTAATCCACTGCGACAGCCCCTGGTCACCTATACCCCGCGTCATAATGGACGAGATGGGTTCGGCGTCAGGGAATTGACGCTCGTATTCGTCCCGCGTCAGGTCTTCCGTGATGAAGCACCATTGAGCATCCGCACCGCAAGGGTCTTGGATGGTGGGGTCCATGTACACGGAAAACGAGTTGCGAATGCGCTGGATGCGGATGTCTTGGTCAAAGGTGTCCGTATCGCAGTACTCAGTCAGCACGCGAATGTAACCTTCACCGTAGGTGACTTGGTTGTCACAGGCGGTGTCGTAGGCTACGTCAGCGTCCGAGATGTACTCAATATGCCGCACGATGCCGTCGAATATCTCGGCAACCTGCAGGTCAGCCTTGTCATCTACGGGGATGACTTTTCCCGAGGGCCGGTTCTGCCGTTGGTCGTTGGTGACCTGACGAACGTGCTGCGGCAGCTTGTTGATGGTCAAACAGGGGCGAGCATTGATAGTCTGCCCCTGCACCGACCCTCGGGTCGCTAGTACGTCTGCGGGCCACTGCCACTGATTGTCAGGGCTGGCGGCAAGAAACCGCAGGTCGTCTAGCTCATCCTCGCGGGAATCGCCGTAGGCACTGATGGCCTGCGTAAAGCGAGTCCGAGCGACGGCGAGGATGTCAGTGGCATCCTTGTCACGACGGGAGGATGGGCTGTTAGCCACCCGCGCCGCGCCAATCATGCCGGTATCAGCCATATTTACGCACCCATCCAAGAATTGCTTACAGTGCCGTCCCTGTAGGTTCGGACGGGGTTTCGCGCAGTATACTCCCGATGCGCCACGGGGAAAGCAAAAGTTACCGCGATGGCATCCGCAGCGTCCGGAGAAGCCAGCCCACGGGCTTTCATCTCCTTCTTCCCCTCAAGGAAGATAGTACCCGAGGAGTTGGGCTTTTTCAGCGGGCCAACGAGGTCAGCCTTAAGCTGCCGGTCCTCCTTCAGCGAGGCGGTACGCAGCCAATCCCGCATAGCCCCCCACATTTCAGCCCGTTTGTTGCCCCACGCCACAGGGTTCTTGGCCTTCCAGCCAAAGTTGACGCCACGGACTTTGTACTTCTGCTCGGTCAGGCGGTCTAGGATGCCGTAGCCCAAGCCGCCCTCGTCAATGACCGTCAGGGCAGGCCGGTAGTCCTCAATCGCCTCGATTACCCGCCCGACGATGGTCATCGTGTCCTCACCGGAGTACCGCTTGAGGGCGATGATGTCGCGACCTTGGCGGACGGCAATGACGGTCGAGTCCGCGCCACCACGGGCAGGGTCTACGCCGATAACAATAGGGGCGGTCTCATCCTTGTACTTTGGGCGCTTAAACGCCTCATCTACCCAGTTTGCGGGGATGAATTGGTCATCACCGGCAGACGGGAACTCCCCGTACACCTCAATCTTTGCCTGGGGCGAGTCTTCACCGTATTCGTCGATGATTTGCTGGTAAACCGCCCTGTCCGTACCCTCAACATCCAGCGAGTTGATGTTTTTGGACTTCCAAAACGCCCGTTTGGCGGCAAAACACTCGAAAAAGTAGCCGGAAGGTCTACGAGGGTTGGAAAACGCCATCCAAAAGCGGTGCGGCGTGTTCTCGGTGAAAAAACCTTGGCTGACATCCCAGATGGCGTCCGGAATACCGCTGGCTTCGTCGAAAATCAGCATCACGCCGTCGTGGTTATGCACACCAGCGTAAGAATCGGGGTTCTCCGCAGACCAAAGTCGGCCTTCTACCGACCAGTAGCGGGTGCCTTTCCGCAGGTCGCGCTCCACCAACTCCGTAATCCACTTGGCGGGCATGACGCGGGTAGCCGATATCTCCCACCAGTGGCTGTTTATCAGCATCGCCAGCCATTTTGTGATTTCCGCCCATGTGACCGAGCGAAGCTGGGCTTCCGAGTTAGCCGAGACGATGATGGTGGACCCGATGCGGGTAGTGACCATCCACAGGATGAGCCACGACACCAGTGCCGACTTGCCGATACCGCGACCGGAAGCCACCGCTAGCCGAAATACGTCGAAATCTACCTTGCCGTTGTTCGCCGCGATGTGGTCTTTCAGTTCCCGCAGCACGTTCCGCTGCCACTTACGCGGGCCACGGAAGTGTTCTAGCGGCGTACCCTTCTCGCCCCACGGAAATGCAAAGTTGACGAACGCCTCTGGGTCGTTGGCAAGTGCCGGTGACCATAGCTTAGACATGAGCAACTGCTCATCGGCAGAGGAGTAGCGCGGTTCCTGCATTACTTGGTCAACTCGCCCATTGGCGTATCGTAATCAAGGCCAGGAAAACGCTGCCTGCGTTCAGACCACGACAGATTGCGGCGGGCAGCAGTAGCACGGGCTTCTGCCTCGCCCATCAGGTTGCGGTAGCGCCTAAAGGATTCTGTTTCAACTAGGTCGCGGCGTTGTTCCTTGGTCAGCGCAGCCCACTGTTGCGGGTTGTTTTGCTGCAGCGTTTGCTCTACCTCACGGTAAAACTGATTCGGCACGCCACCAGGCGCAAAGCCCTCTAGTTTTTGCACAACGTGCTGCAACTCATGCGCCGTAGTGTCCAGCGCACCGCCTTCCGTTTTGTTGTAGGCAAAGATGCCGACAGGCCGGTTGGTCATAGTGGCAAGTTCGCCACCGCTGCTAGACGAGTCAGGCACCCAATCCGGCAATTTGCGAGCGTTTACCGACAAAGACTGCACTTCTGGATAGGCTGCCGTCAGTTCCGGTGCCGACAAAGCCTCCGTAAGAGGTTTAGCGGGCGGGTACTGAAACTTGTTTTCCTCAGTCAACCCGCGTTTGGCAAAGTCGTCACGAAACCGCACATCCTTGTCGCCAATCTCTTGACGCCAGTTGCCATCAGGCCCGCGCCAAGTGCCGGTAGCCGACCAAATCTGCTCAGGCGATGCGCCTTGGCGTTCCATTTGCACGGCAGCAGCAGCGCGATTGTCGTTCCACGTCTTAGACTTCGGGCCAACAAAAATGTCTTTTTTCAGCGCCTTACGCGGCTTCAGCCAGTTCCGCGGGTCTATATTCTCGCCCACCACCTCGCCCAACCCCGCAGGGCTGGACTTGGCACGGTTCCACATACCACGCAGGGAGTTGCCTACTACGCCAACAGGGTCTTGGGCAAACTGCGCCATGCCCTGCACTACACCCTGCCCTAAGGCATACGGGTTCTCGTAGGACTGCTGTACCAACTGCAGCGGGCTAACCACGAACTGATTAGCCAACCCACGCCCCACACCACCGACAAACTGCCCAGTGTTCTGCAGATAGTTTGGCGAGGGCGGCACTAGCGCATTACGAGTACCCGGCGGCATACCTTACCCCACGCTATCGTAAGGCTGCGGCATACCCTGCTGGTAGCCACCGTAGCCGCTACTAGCAGCGCCAAACCCACCATTTAGCCCGCCAAAGCGCGCACGGCTCTGCTGCACCCCGTACGGACGAGCCAGCCTGTTCTGCCGCTGCCCACCACCCATCAGGTACCGGGTGTAATGGTTCCCGAAGGGCGTCATCCCTTGGTAGGGGTTCTGCGGCTGCTGCGGCAGGAACGGCAGCATACTCGCCCGAAAGTCTTGAATACTCTGCGGCCCATACTGAGCAGGAGACCCAGCAAGGCCCATACCGCTATTGCCCACAGTAGAGTAAGGGTCGCCGCCGTACGAACCAGGCAGGACCATAGCGTTTTGGCCATACATTCCTGCCTTGTTGGCATCCACAGACATAGCATTGTTGGGAGTGTTCCCAAAGTACGGATAGCCAATCACGCTGCATCTCCGGTGATGTCTATTACGCGAGACTGCGCAGCCTCTAGCGCCGCGACAATACTAATCTTCTGGTACACGTCCACGCTCACCTCCGACCTCGCAGTCCACCCATACTGATGCTGCAACACAGACAACGCAGCCTTGGCATCCCCGTTCTCCGCAGCCGAATACACGGTGCGGCTAACAGCCAACTCCGCATCCGCGCGACCCTTCTGCTCAGCCAGTTCGGCAACAGGGTCCATCTGACACAACCGCCGATACTCAGCAGGCAACATCCCCGCAGCGAGGGCAAGCGCATCACCCTTCAGCCCGAGACGTGCAGCTTCGTAGATGCCTTCCAGTGCCTCAGGGGTGGCACGCAGTTCACGGGCAACTACAGGGATGCTGCGGAACGTAGATGGCGTGGTATCCGTCTGCAATGCGAGGTCCATGGGGGTGAGAGTAGCACGAAAAAAAAATTTGTTCATGGGGGTACCGTAACAGTCACGGCCCTTCGCTCGGCCCTACCCGGGGGTATCGTCCGCACACTGACCATCAGCCTACCTACCGTCCGTACACTGACGACACCAGGCGGGCATGGGGTAGCAGGCAGCGTGCGAGCGTACGGGTATGCGTGCCAGTCATGAGTGCCGTGCCGGTAGTGTTAGGTTCGCACTAGTGCGTAGGGTATGCGTGCCTGGTGGGTGCAATGCGTGCGCAGTATCACTACAAGGCTTGTGGTGAAAGTACGCAGGACAGGAAAGGGTTAGACCGTAGAAACATGACAACGAGCGTGCGTGCGCGTGCGCGTGCGCATGACATCAACCCCATATTATTTGTTGCTAACCCTTTTTCATCCCGCCAACATTCACCAAAACTTTTTTTGCGAAAGTACTTGACACTGTGCCGCCAATGCCTACAATCGACCTATGCGCAATGTTGCGCGAATGGGAGACACGACAGTGACTGAACTAGAACACGAACAAGCCATTGAAGCGGCAATCGAGCGTCGCTATCAGTACCGCACTACTGCGGAACTTTGGGACGACTACCAGTCCGCACAATCTGAATGCGACGCCTACCAGCGTGCATACGATGATGCACGCGCTAGCCGCGACGCTATCGCTACCGCCAATGCTGCCGACGCTTGGAACAGGGCTAGCGACGAATACGCCGCTATCGCCTACGCTCTTTCTGTCCGCTGATTGGAGTACCGCATCATGCTGCCTACCGGCTACACGCCACGTCGCATTACCCGCACGGAAAAAGCCCCGTCGCGTTACTGGTTCATTGCCGCTTTCGTACTGTACTGCGCAATCGAATACTTCTACCCTTCCCTGTAGGCCAATCTCCCTGCGCATTCTCCGGAGTGCGTAGTGGGATGCAGCCCGCATCATCATGCACCTTGCGTGCGAAAGGATTGAAACATGAAAAAGCCTAACGGCATGATTCTCTGGCAAGGTGCTAGCCGTATCGACGGCGCGCCGATTGTCGCAATTGTTGTCGGTCTGGAAGATGCCAGCACCAACGCCAAGACTGGCGCAATGCTTCAGACCTACATTGTGCGCGCCGACATTGCGCCAACCGATGCCATTGCGATTGGTGCCGATGCCAGCATATGCGGCGATTGCACGCATCGTGGTGATGGCACCGGCAAGGGCCGCACCTGCTATGTCAATGTCGGGCAAGGTGCGCTAGCCGTCTATCGTGCATTCCTGCGCGGTAACTATCCTGCGGCTACTGATGCCGAAATACGCAATGCTGGCGCACGTCGCGTAGTACGCTTGGGTACTTACGGCGACCCGGCAGCCGTGCCGGTATCCGTGTGGGAGAATCTAACAGCCGATGCTGTAGCGCATACCGGCTACACCCATGCCTGGCGCGGTATCGGCTCCGGCTATTCGCACCTGCTAATGGCATCAGCCGATAGCGTGCGCGATATGCGCGAGGCGCACGCTGGTGGCTGGCGCACGTTCCGCGTAGTTACGCACGCGAACACGGTCCAGCGTTTCCGGCGTATGGAATCCGTATGCCCAGCATCGGCGGAGGCGGGTAAGAAATTGACCTGTATCGAATGCAAGGCTTGTGACGGTAACGCTACCAATCGGCGCGCCAGCGTAGTGATACAAGCGCACGGCGGAACGGCTGTTATGGCTAACGTCCGGCGCAAGTATGAAATGGTGGCCGCATGAGCTGGCATACCCGCTTCCGGCCTATGTCGCCGGCACCATATACCGCCAATGGCGAACCGTTCCGCCTGCTATGCGTAGGTGCCTGTGGCGGTACCGTTGCCAGCACGGAAGCCTATTGCGACGTGACAGACAAGCCTGGCGCATTCTATTGCAAGCCTTGCGCGGCACGTCATGCGTGCGAGGGATGCATGGGCAATGGTTCGCATGACGGGCTAGATATGCGCGAGACACACTGCAATCACTGTGATGGAACCGGCATCGATTACCGCTAGTCTTAGCCTGTAGCCTATTGGTGCGCCAGTAGGCTACGGGGTAACCGCTGGGGTTACGTTATGCGCCATTGTGCGCGAAAGGATGAAACATGGAAACGGAACATACAATTGGGCCTTGGGCCGTACAGGTTACCGGCGGAAAGGCTGAAATAGTGACAAGCTCGGTCCGCGGATTGTGGGCAACAATTGACGGTCCGAATTATGAAACGCGGCACGCCAATGCCTGCCTGATAGCTGCCGCACCGGACCTGTTAGCCGCATTGCAGCGCCTGGTACATCCAGCCGCCGATGATACGGACCTAGAAAACGCATTGGACGTTATCGCACGCGCTACGGGGGCCGCATGAAAACACTAAATGACGCCGGTATTGGTTCGCTCGCGGACTTTTTGCTGGAATGGCACAAGCGTGGCGGGCTAATCATCGATTTCGGACTTGTTGACGCTTGGGCAACTGATGCCGAATCGGACCCTGACGGGCTTGTGGAGATTCGCGCACGCGATAGCGTAACGGGCGAACCGTTGACGTGGACCGCCGAAGCGTGCCATTGGCAGGTGCCGCATGAGGCCTGAAAGTCGCCCGCGCTGCCCTGCCTGTTTCGGCGGGGGCGAAGTACCGCACCCGCTAGACGAACACGCCTGGCTGGAGTGTTCGTATTGCCACGGGCAGGGCTTCGACCCGTATTGGATGGGTCCGGACGACAAGGCAAAAGGGGACGACCAATGAAACAATTGGCTACCGATGGCACGCGCTGGTATCGGATAAGCGTGGAGCAGGGGTACCGCTATTTTCCCATCAGCCGAAAACAGGCGGAAAGCCTGCTAGCGGCTAATGAAGCGCAGGAGGTGCCTTACCTGCCGTTTTCGCGGCCCGACTTGTGGGAAGCCTACAAGGTCGCTCAGGCGGCTATCCAACGCGCACAAGGGGGTTAACATGGCAGTAGTAGTTAACAGGGAAGCACTGGCCCGCCTATCCGAAGTAGAACGCGAAGCGGAATTGCAAGCCTGGCGGAGGCGCAAGCGGATACTAGAAGCGGCAGGGGATTGGCACGTTAGCACAATTCGGTATCCGGACCTTGCTACCACAAATGAGGTAATCGAGTTTCTGGAAACCCTGTCATGCTCTACTTAGTCGGCCTGCTACTGGCCGCAGTGGTAGCGGAACTATTCGATATCGGCTAGTCTAGCCCCGCGTGTTGATTCCCTCGTTTACCCGGCCTAACCCGCCGGGTTTTTTTTCACTGCACCAATCGCAAGCTGGGGAAATGCTCTTCTAACGCATCGCGGCATTGGTGATTATTCATTGTCGCGTATTTACTATTAGGCGCGACGTATATTACCCGTTTATTCGGATGCCGCACGCTTGCGATATTACCGCGGTTAATCCAGCCGGATAACTCGATAATGCTGGATAATACCTTTATCGGTATTGTGCCGCGTCCCATTATCCCTTCCATTCGCCGTGCAATATCGGTCCACGGCCCGCCGATTATCCCCTCCGCGAACACTCCGCGCCTGGCACGAATGTCCGCCAGCAATGTTTCCTCTACGCTTTCCTGCCGTACATTCAGCAATCGGCGCTTGGCATCCGTCATGGGAGGGGGCGCGGACGGATTGAAGGCCGATAGGACGCGCTGAGAGAGCCACCATGCCACGATTGCCACGCCCCCGCTACCGTACCAGCCCCACAGGGCGGAGGCCTCGTCCTGCGCCATCCTAGGGGCATCGCTCCACAGGACGAACCATCGCCTATCGTCGTCGCTCAGGTGCATAGCATCGCGGAAGTTAGACATTGCAATTGGCAGGCCGCGGTTTAGCGCAGGGTATGGATGCTGCATTTTCCGATTAACCATTATTAATTCGGGCGGTGCAGCACAAAGCACTTTCATAAACTCTTCCACGGCACGCTTGTCACGATTAACTCCGCGCCGCAATTCGTTCAGCACCAATACCTCATTTTCCAACGCATAACCGAACTGGCTGATTATGTCCTCGCCACGCACGACGGCGACGTTTTGCAATTGCGGTCCGCCGATGGCCTGAAGGAACGGGTGCAGGGCGGAGTCCTTACCGGAGCCGGGGTGGCCCGCCAGCAGGACGCCGTGATTCACCTTCCGGTCCGGGTTCTGAAACTTGAAGGCCAGCACGTCCAGCAGGTGATTACGCTCCCACTCGCAAGGCAGCAACCGGGCCAGATGGTCCAGCCACGGGCTGGCGTCACCCGGCTGGGGCGTCACTCGGGCATTGCGCCACAGGTTCCCCCAAGCCTCGCCGTGCCGTTCCAGCAGGGGGCCAGCGCCAGGGGCGTACGTTAGGCCCGCCGCTATCACGCCACCCATGGCGGCGCGATTCTCGTCGAACGAGTTGCTGGCGTGGATGGGGTGGCCGGTGTGGATAGAGTTGCACTTGACGTGCCGATAGTGCGCGTTAAAGGACTGCCGAGTGATGGGCCTGCGGTGGACCATATCGAAATACCCGTCGGCGTCGGCAAGGTACGCGAACCGGCTGAACCACTCGGCTACCGGCAGGCTGGATATGTCACGGGCGGCAACGGCCTCGGCAGCTTGCAGGATACTGGCGGGAGTCTCGCCAGCGGATGCCATGCGGGCAGCGGCAGCGGCTAGGGCTTCGCTCAGGGGCTTGTCTGTCACGAGATATCGACCTCCCGAAGCGTGTACCGGCCCGTTTTTCCTTTGGTCCATCCCTGCACCAGAATCCGCCACCCGGCTTCCCGTAGCAGGGGCAGGGCGTCACTCTCAGTGATTTTTTTGATACGGGCGGATACGTTGGAACCGGAGGTCGATTGTACCCCAACCGTGCCTTCCGGCCCGACGCAGACAATGTCGATGATGCCGAACAAGTCTTGCCGGATACGGGCGTGCGGGTTCCACTTTTCCACAACGGCGACCAGCGGGTATCGCTTGCGCAGGTCCGCGAGAGACCGCTGAGTTGGGCTGCTCACGCCAGCACCGCCATGTCCACGGTAAACCCTGGCGTGTCAGTGTCGGGGTCGTCAGGGATGCGCACGCCCAAAATGGCGAAATTTTCAGTTTTCTCACGGGGGTTGCCACGGGCAAGCCATGTCCACGGAGTGATGGTTTGATAGGGCGTCAGGCGGTAGTTCGCCATAACGTAGGCCGTCAAATCGGACATATTGCTCATTTGCGGTAACTCTCCCAGTCCAAACGCAGTAACTTGCCGCCACCTTCCCGCATCCGGTCCATGATGCGCTCGCCCAAGTAGGCGGTGATATCGGCTTGCGTTAGGTTGGATATTAAAACGGTAGGCAACACGTTGTTGTACCGCTCATTCATGGCCTCAAACAGAATTTGTTTTTCGTGGTCGCTACCGCTGCTAGCGCCGACCTCGTCTAGCACTAGCAAATCCGGCTTGGTATACCGTTGCATCACCTGCTTTTCCGTGTGCTTTGCGCCGTCTTTGTAGCACTCCCGCACTGCGGCACTGAAGTCAGCTACGGTGGAGTACTGCGTTCGATAAAACATCAAATCCAAGGCACTCACGATAGCGCACCCAAGGTGAGTTTTGCCGGTGCCAGGATTGCCAACCAGTAGCAGGGAAGTTCCTGCCTGCTGGCGCTCAGTGAAGGTTTTTACAAACCATTCCAGTCGCTTTACGGCCTTTGCCTGACCGTCGTTGCTGACCGCGTAGTTTTCCAAGGTTGCCCGCCGGTAGCGCGTTGGGATGCTTTCGGGCGGCTCCCGCACTGCAACGGCCTGTTTCGCATGAGCGCGGACTTTTTCCACATCGGCCTCCCTTGCCGCTTGCTCGGCGATGTACTCGTCCGTGCAAGTGGGGCAGCGACTCAGAGGCTTTGCCCTGCCGAGAAAGTACAAGGGGGCGCACTGGAACGTCCCGTGTTTTTCGCAATTGAACGTCATAACGTCCACCGGCAAATTAGATTGCGTCATCTGGCTTTGCTCCTTCCCAGTAATCGACGTTGGCAAAGTTTCGGGCTATTGAGAAACGGGGGTCTTTCGTGGGCTTGCCTGCCTGCTTCAGCGGAAACAGTCCCTGCCAACCTTGGGCTATGGATTGCTCCACCACGGCGGCTTGGTTCGCGCCATGCTTGGCAAGGTCCACGGCGGCGGAAAGGAAGCTGACGGGGCGCAGGGGCTTACCGATGCCTTTGCGGTAAGCCACCCACTTTTGCCAAACCTCTTCGTCAAGACCAGGTATCGACATAGGAACTTCAGGCTGAACAACCGGCGCGGTAGCGCCATTCTTCTTTCCTTTCCCTTCCTTTCCTCTCCCTTCCCTTCCTTTCCCTTCCGTCCACGAGCCATCGCCGAATTGTCCCTGAGTACTCGACGAGTCCTCGACGAACACTCGCTGAGTACTCAGTGAACAATCATAGTCGGGACAACGCGGAGCAGACGGGCGGTCTATCTTTTGATGCCTATGGAACCCATTGATATGTAAGAATATTTTTCCATCAACTTCGTACTCTGTCAGGAGCCTGAGTTTGAGTAACTCACGCACCAGTTTCTCTACGTCAACCGTGTCGTATGGGAAAACCTGCACCTTCAGTTGCTTGGTTGACCGCTCCAGGTTGCCGCGGTCATCAGCAATGTTCCAAGTGGCAATGAACAGCAAGCGGGCAGGAATAGAGCACTCCCCTACCGTTTCATCCGTCCAAAACTCCGGCTTAATTGTCCGGATGCGAGGCATGGCTAGTCTCCTTGGCGCATTGCCTTCAACTTTTTGATAAACGCCTTGCGCTTCTCGTACTTGCGCTTGGCGTTGTTTCGGTCGCAGACAACGCATCCGTTGGACAGAACGTAACGCTCCGTCCCGTGACCATTCACGCAGGGCTTCCCTTCGTAGGTAATGCGCCCCGCCTGTGCAGCGGCTTCTCTCTCTCGCATATCTGTCTCCTTGTCCGTATCTCAACACAATCCCGCAGCCGATGCAACTAGCGCGGCTTGTAGCCCGTCATGGTGTACGAGGCCCACTTCTTGCCCTTGCCGTACACCATCTCCGTGTCGATGAGAAAGCCTTCCTCCTTCAATTTGAAAATTACCGCTGCCAGGCGAAAGCACCCGTACAGGCGCAATGCCTGCATGGGCGTGATGGCCTTACCGTTGCCCAAGTGGGAACGAATGCGGTCAATCTGGCTCATGCTCAGTCTCCACGGCAGGGGTACGGGGCCACCGGCCTTCCGGCAGGTCACGGGCAGCGATGCCCAGCGCGTATGGCGGCAGCGGGCAGTCAGCCTTGAGCTGCCCACCAGTCATGCGCTCCAACTGGAACTGCCACTGTTGCGGAACATCGCGCCAGGCAAGCACGGCTGAGTGGGTCAGCCCACACGCTCGGGCCACCTTGCTAGCGTTACCGAAAAATTCAAAAACTTCATCGCGGGTCATATGTCACTCCAAAAAAGTTTCACAAAAAGGCTTGACACCTGTAAGCCTTGGGGTGAAGATACACCACATCGGATGCATACCGCAACCGGAATCGGAGAAAACAATGACACACGAAGAAATCATGGACGCGCTGCTGGCACTGCTCGACGCAGTCCTGCACAACCGCCCGGTGGACGCCAACGTCCTGTTCAAGGCCCGCGAGGCGATGCGCCTGCTGAACGAGGTGGGCTTCCAATGAGCAACCAGTACAAGATTGCTATCACCGTTGACCAGTCTCGCGGTCAGGTTTTTGTGGAAGACATTCCGCTTGAGTTGCATCTTACGGCGGCTGATGCTGAACACCGCGCCGACATCTACGGGCGCTTTCCCAGCGACATTCTTCAGCGCATGAACGAGATGCTGAAGGAAGCCGTCACGGCGGCGGAGATTGTCCGCACGGAACGGTTTTCCGATGACCGCGAATGGCACTTGGCGCGCCAGTATCAGTACATCGCTGACATTGCCAACGCCGCCCTGCGCGTGTCCTTGTTGACGAGGAACGTGAAATGAGCATCATTGCCTTGAAGTCCGACGGCGACCTGTCGTGGATTGAACTCGACGGCCTGACCATCTACGTCAGCGCCGACGATGAAAAAGCGGCTGACCTGTGTCTCAGCATCACGCAAGACCTAGAACTGCTGCGCGAGACGGTGTGCGGCAAGATTTCCAGCATCCGCTACCAGTCCGACCTGCACCCCGACATTCGTGAAACCAAAATTGACCAGTTGGAGCGTGCGCTAGCCAACGCTGGCGTACCGCGCTGCACCGAGGTTGTGGACCTAGACTTTGACGGGTTCGTGCTGAAGGTCGGTGTCATTTTTGAACCTGCCGAGTGGCACACCAACAGCCCTGCCTACCTTGAGATTGTGTCGGTCACGCACCGTGGCGCGGACGCCAACAGTTTCATCAACTTCATCGGCACCGATGACGTGTGGGACCGCATCACCGACTTGGTTGCGATGGGCGACAAGCGAGGTGGCAAGTGATTGGCATTATCGAACCGGAAGTGTGTCTCGACCATCTCCGCCAGGCGCTGAACTGCGCGGGATTGGAAATGGTGCAGACCAACGAGTCGGTCATCATCCGCGTGTCCGACGCCTACAAGCAGTGGGGCTGGACCAGCATCCACCATGTTCCCGCCCTTATTCGTTTCACTGGAGTCCACCATGAGTGACAATCCGAACCAACAGGCCGCGTGGCTGCTGGAGCGCATCGGCTACGTTACCGCCAGCCAGTTCAAGCACCTGCTGCCCGGTAAGAAGGGCGGCTACCTCGCCAAGCGTGACGAGTACAAGTGGCAGCTTGTTACCGAGCGCCTGACGGGCCGCGCTACCGAGCATTACGTCAACGCCGCGATGCAGTGGGGCATCGACCAAGAAGGCTTTGCGCGTGATGCATTCACCCGCAAGACCGGGCTTGCCGTGGACCTTGTGGGGTTCATCAAGCACCCCATGCTGATGGCAGGCGCAAGCCCTGACGGCCTCATTGACGGCGGCGACGGGTTGGTGGAGTTCAAATGCCCCACCAGCCAGACGCACCTGCAAACGTGGGCCAACGGCATGGACCCCATGCATATGGCGCAGATTCAGGGGCAGATGTGGATGACGGCGACCGAATACGCCATGTTCGCATCCTATGACCCGCGCCTGCCGCCCGAACTGGAGTTGTACGTCCAGAGGGTTGAGCGTGACCAGGCGTTCATTGAAAACCTTGAGGCTGAGGTGCGTTTGTTCCTCAGCGAAGTTGACGGCACCATTGAAGTGCTTCAGGAGAAAGCGAAATGATGAACCTTGAACACAGCAACGCCGCACTGTTTGCCGCGCTTGCGCTTGCACAGGCCGAAGTGGAGAACGCCACCAAGGGCAGCGTTAACCCGCACTTTAAGAGCCGGTACGCCGACCTTGCCGAGGTGCTGAACACGGTGCGCCCGGTGTTCTCCAAGCATGGCATTGCCATCATCCAGTCCACGGGGTTCAGCGACGGGCTGGTGTCCGTCACGACCGCGTTGGTCCATAAGGAAGGCGGGTATGTCACCAGCGTGGCGTCCTGCACACCTGCCAAGGTGGACGCACAGGGCGTGGGCGCGGCAACGACCTACCTGCGCCGCTACAGCCTCGCAGCAGCCACTGGCGTGGCTCAGGAGGACGACGACGGGCAGTCGGCTGCGCATAACAATACCCCCTTTGCTAAGCCCGTTGTTAAGCCCAGCAACGCCCTGCTGGACCTGCTGGCAGCGACCGAGGATGCCACCAGCGAGGACGTGCTGCGTAACCTCTACAAGGCTACGGAAACCCTCAACGAGCATGAGAAGGCCGAGGCTCGCAAGGCCATCGTCCAGAAGCGTCAGTCCATCTCCAAGTAAGGAACGAAATGAACATCATCACCATCACCGGGCGCGTCGGTCAGGACGCAGAACTCCGCCAGACCCCGCAGGGCCGTCACGTTGCCAACTTCAAGGTTGTCGTGGACGTTGGCTTTGGCGACAAGAAGCACGCGCTGTGGATTGATTGCTCCATGTTTGGGCAGCGTGCCGAGAAGGTTGCCAAGTACATCACGAAGGGTACTCCGGTGACCGTGTACGGGCAGTTTGACTTGCGGACCTACACGACCAAGAACGGGCCAGGCGCTAGCATCACCTGCGATGTGGCGGACATTGCCTTGCAAGGCGGGCGTCCGAGTGGCGAGTCGGCTGCGCCCGTGCCGTTTGATGACAAGAAGGCGGCTGACGAAGCCTTCAGCGACGACATTCCGTTCAGTTTTGCCTACTGGATTCCCGCAGGCTTGCTGGGGCTGATGGTGCTGGGTAGCAGCGCCAGCCAGATGATGGCGTAGCCATGAAACGCTGCTTCAAGTGCGGCGTGGAGAAGCCGGTGGACTTGTTCTACCGGCATCCCATGATGGGTGACGGGCATCTTGGCAAGTGCAAAGAATGCACAAAGAAAGATGTGGCTGCTAACTATCAGGCTCGTCGTCAGCAGTACGCTGAATACGAGCGGGAACGGTATCAGCGTCCTGAGCGCAGGCGGAAAACGGTTGAGTATCATCGCAAGGGCGTGTTGCGGAACCCCGAAAAGGCTACTGCACGCAATGCGATAAGCAACGCAATCCGCGACGGCAAACTGCAAAGAAAGCCGTGCGAGGTTTGCGGTGACGCTAAGTCGGAAGGCCATCATCCGGACTATTCCAAGCCGTTGGAAGTCATGTGGCTGTGCCGCACGCATCACTTGGAGCAGCATGGCAAGAAGTCATACGTTTTCGCTGACCAGGCGCAAAGCGGATGAAAAAGACCCGCGCTGACTACAAGCGGGAACTGGTGCAGGCAGCGGAATCAGCCGCTGTCCGCATCCTTACGGAGGCCCGTACCGGCGTGCTGTACCCGCACAACGAGACGGTCAGACTTATGCGGAAAGCGTGGCTGGAAGGCCACAAAGCTGCGAGGGAGGAAAAATGACACCACAGGAACAAGTGCAACTTGCCCGTTACAAAGAGGCAACTGTGCGCTCGGATGACACGATAGCGGCACTGGAGAAAGTGGTTGCTGCGCAGAGGGAGGTTATCGACCTGCTGCACGCGCAGATTGGCAAGATGGAAAGCAACCTACAGGAACTGAGGGCGGCACTGTGAAGTACCTGTCCGTGTGTTCGGGCATAGAGGCCGCGACGGTTGCCTGGCACCACATGGGCTGGGAGCCGGTGGCGTTCAGCGAGATTGAGAAGTTCCCGTCAGCCGTGCTGGCGCATCACTATCCGTCCGTCCCTAACTGGGGCGACATGACCCGCTTTAAGGAATGGCCCGATGCAAATGTCGATGTTCTCGTCGGAGGAACCCCATGCCAGTCCTTCTCAGTCGCCGGACTCCGAAAGGGACTGGATGACCCGCGTGGCAACCTCATGCTCACCTACGGAGCAATTGCGCGACGTTATCAGCCACGTTGGCTTGTCTGGGAAAACGTCCCCGGTGCTTTGTCGTCTAACGGAGGGCGAGACTTTGGAGCCTTTCTTTGGATGCTGGCGCAATGCGGGTATGGGTGGGCCTACCGAGTCCTGGACTCTCAGCACTTCGGAATCGCTCAACGCCGTAGAAGAATCTACGTTGTTGGATATCGTGGAGATATGCAACGTTCCGCCTCGGTACTTTTTAAGTCAGCAGGCAGCGGACGGGATACTGCGCCGACTCAACCGAAAGGGGATGTTACATGGTGGAACGGAAACGCCGTAAGCCAAACGCTGGACGCCGTGCTTTACAAGGGACAGATGATGCCGGAGAAAAACAGGTTTCCGGTGTTGGCCCTTGGCGAAAAGTTGTGTTCAGCGCCGACTGCGACGAAGACGGAAATTGCCCGAGTTGCGGAATTGACTACGCCGAGTGTGACTGTCCTGGACCAACTCAGAACGAACGGTATGAGTACAGCTTCCGAAAGGACGGCACAATGTGGGCGCGTCGTCTTGCGTCGGGTGATGCCGATTGAGGCGGAAAGGCTGATGGGCTTTCCCGACGACTACACAAACATCCCCTGGCGCAACAAACCCGAGTCACCAGATGGTCCGCGCTACAAGGCGCTTGGAAACTCAATGGCAGTACCCGTAATGCGCTATATAGGCGAACGAATCAACGAGGTAAGCAAACTATGAACCAAGCAGATATCGACCTATTGGAACGGCAGGCACAGCAGGAGCAGCGGCTCAAGGCGCTGCAGGCCGAACTGGAGCGCGTGGTTATCGACAACCACTTGCTTCGGCAGGAAGTGGAACGGCTGACGCTGAAGCTGAAGCCGGGTCAGGAGACGCTTCGGTGAAGCGGGCTGGCTATGGAACGATTAGCGTAGCCGCGCTTCCCAGCGAAGTGCGGACAATTTGGTACAGCCGCAACGACAAAATGAAAAAATCGCCGCGTCCGGTTGGTGCGCCTCTTGCTGAACTTAACGAGTTTGAAGTTTTGGCAATGAAAGATTACGCGCACAAACTGATTGAAATCACGCCGCTAACTCAGCGTGAAGAAATCATCATTGCGATGCACATTTGCGCGGGTTTTACATTGAAAGAGGTGGCAGAGGCTTTGGATTTGACTCCCGAGCGCATAAGGCAAATCGTGCTGAAAACTTTGCGAAAGTTTCGCAGAGCAGTTGGCGAACTTGGCGAGGAGTGGCGCGGTGACTGAACTGGAATTGTTCGGCTGGGCAATCGTGTTTGCCACCGGCCTGTGCGTTGCGGTGTGGATGGTGCTGGCTTACTGCATTCTGTTCTCGGTTTGGGAGTGGTCGAGGGGGAAGCATGAACCGCGATGACATCATCCGCATGGCGCGGGAGGCTGATTTGTGGATGACAAGCGACGAGCGAATCGCCGCCGTTGAGCGCTTCGCCGCGCTGGTCGCTGCCGCCGTTGCTCCCGTGTGCGGTGAGTGTGGAAAGTCCGCAGCAGAAGGCTGGGCGCTGTACTGCGTGCAGTGCAGCGAGGATTCGATAGTGAAGGCTGCTGTTACAGAAGAGCGCGATGAGTGTGCGCGGATTGCCGATACCTACGGCGGCCCCAAGGAACCCATGATGGTTGGGACATACGAGGCAGGCTGGCACAACGCCGCCGAGGCGATTGCGGCTGACATCCGCGCGAGGAGACAGGCGTGACTGAGATGCGAATCTGCAAGACCTGCAGTGTAGACAAGCCGATTACCAGTTACGGACTGTCAGACGGGTACGCTAGGCGGTCATGCAAGGAATGCGATGCTGCGCGCAAGCGTGACTGGAACAAGCGTAACGGCCCCAAACAGGCGGCAGTGAAGCGGCTAGTACGCAGGCTAGGTCCGTCACCCTTGCACCTGAGTTACCGCAAGGGCGAGCGGTGCTGGTGTTGCAGGAAGGAGGCAACCAGGGGAATGCTGTGTCGTACCTGCTACGGTGACGCCCGCAGGGTAAGGACTTAGGCTTTGCCCTTTACCCGTTCCACGGAACGGTAAGCTCCTAGGCCCAACATACCAAACAGCAAGCCATACAGGTCGCCCAACTGCAAGACAGGCGGAGCGGCGTAGCCCTGCATGGTAGACCCCCATGCCAATAAGGGCTGCAGCAGAAACTGATACAGCAGACCTAGCACGCAAACCCAGCCAGCGGCAGGACGCCAACCCGACTTGAACGGGTCAGCAGATGCCGCCTCCACCTTGTTGACCTCGGTCTGCGCCAGTGCTAGTTGCAGGTCGGCTTCCAGCGCCTTGAACTCGCCAGCCTGCTGGAGTTTCAGCAACTCCAACTGCGCCTGTGCTTTCTGACCGGGGTCAGGCAGGACTTTGTCCAGAATCTTTAGCCCTGCATCTAGCAGGCCACCAAGGATAGGCGTCATTTGCTTGCCTCCAGTGCGACGGCAAAGGTGCGCCGCAGCCAGCCCTTGCCAAAGGTGTCAAAACCCCTGATGCCGGTGTAGGCAATGGCGCGTTCTGTGGAGAACCGCACCACGGCCTCTGGGAGGCGATTAGCGGCGGCAATGGTGTTGCCCCCCATCACGCCATCCTGAGCGACGCCACAGGCCCGCTGAAGCAAGCGCACGGCCTTGTCGCGGCCCATGTTCACGGCAGCGTCGAACAAGCATATGGCAAGCGGCTCGGGGATTTCATCCGTGCGGAGCCGGTCCCAGTAGTCGCGCTTGTAAATGGCCTTGGCCTCGGCCTCGGTCAGGTGCAGAATGTCTACGTCGGGGTAGGCACGTTTGCTGATACCAAAGCGGGTCTCACCGCCTGGGTCGCGACTATCGTTGACATAGCCACCTTCGTGCTTCAGCACCATCGCTACGGCGCGGTCAAAACTCATGGACACCACCCCTGCCGTGCGCCGCCCGTGTAGGGGCGGGCCAGACCTTCCGCGATGAGTACAGCCGCCACGGACTTGCCGTTTACGGATACGTCAGCGTCCACGCGACCGGCGTACTTGTCGTGTTCCACATGGAGCAACTGCACCGGCCCTGCGGCCAGCAACGCACGGAGGCGCTCACGGGCAGCAACGGCCCTTTCCTTTTCGCTGGCGCACTTGCCCCGCAGTTCTGGCGTGTCAATGCCACGAATGCGGACAGCGGTCACAGCGTCGATACCAGGCCACACTTCCACGCGAGCGCGGAAGGTGTCGCCGTCAGTCACCAGCAAGACCAGCGCCAGCCAAGTGCCTATCACTTGTCAGCCTTGGTGTTGAGCTGGTTGAAAATCTTGTCCAGCATGGACTTCACTTCCTGCAGGTCTACGCGGTAGTCATCCTTACGGACAAACTTCTCAGCGGCATCCATGTGGTTGTCGTTGACCCTTTTGTCCAACTCCTTGTGGTTGTCCCACAAGGTGCGGAGGAACCAGCCGGATACCATGATTCCGACTGTGAGGAAGGTTTCGAGCAGGCTAAGGTCTTCCATCGTCACTCCGCGAGGGCGTTGTTGTTAGATGACTGCGGGCGCAGCATATTGACAGCGGCGGCAGACGTAACTGCCTTAGGCACAGCGCCTGTTACCTTGCCAACTACACGCTTTGCGCCCTGAATCTTGGCTTCACGCGCTAGTGCTTTTTCCATCGCGTCCGCAGCCAGTTTGGGGTCCAGCATTTCGGTGGCGATTTCAATAGCCAACTTGCGGTCCATGCCCGTAGTAATGCGCTTCATTAGGGCATTTGCAACGGTTTGAACTCGGCTCAAAAACGAGGGCATAGCGCCGCCCGACGCTTCAGCCGAAGCAGAAGTAGCCGCTTTTTCTGCGGTAGGGCCAATTCGTGACGCAGCCCGTGCCTGAGATTCAAACAGTACGCCGCGCTCAAGGTCTTCTTGTACGCTCTGCACAGCCTTTAGTTGGTCAGGCGTGAGCATTTCTGACAAGTCTTTGGCACGCGGCGCGCCGGTAACCGCACTCTTAATGGTGCCAGGCGCGTTCTTCACCGCAGTGGCAAACGTTTGCGCTCGCTCTTGGCCAAGGCCGCTGGTCAGTTTGCCCTCAAGGTACTGACCGATTTCCATTTGGTTGATAGGCTTGCTGGCTTCAGCAAACGCCGTACGCGCCTGCCCGTATTCCGGCGAGTTTGTTTCCAACCAATTGATGAACTGCTTGCGCGTGTCGCCAATCATTCTGGCTTCAGTTGCAGCAATGCCAAACTCTTTCGGGTTTTTAAGCAGGTCATCTAGCGCAAGTTTGACGTAGTGCAGGCTCTTTACCGGAAACTCTGCGGCCTGCGCAGGGATGACCGTCTCGCCAACTGGGTTGCCAAACTCATCAAGGATGCTTGAGGGAATGACCTGTTCCGGTACGTTCTTGCCAATTACAAACGGCTCGCCCGCTTCCTTGGCAAGTTTAGCGGCGTGGTCAAAAGCCTTGCCCATAGACGGGCGGCCAAGCAACGGAAGCAAGGTGTCGTCGGTTTGCAGCAAGCCCTGCTCGGCTAGTTTGTATAGGCGATTGCCTTCCGCGCTGCGCGCCGTCTTGGCTGCCGCAAGTTCTGCAGGCGTACGCCCGACCGCCTGAACTGCCGCCTTACGCGCCGCTTCTTGCTGCTGTGCGCGCTGAAAGTACGGGGTGACCAACTCAGGCACGCGCTCAGAGGCGGTCTGCTGCAGTGCAGAGTAGCGGGTCAGGTTTAGTGGCGCTGCGGCTTCGCCTGCTGTTGGCAGTGAGCCAGGCACCAACTCTACGTTGCCCCGCAGGATGTCTACGATGTCCTGCCCGCGACCTTCCGCTGCGGTCAGCAAAGCACGCGCCTTGGACCCGCGATATCCGCGCTCAACTGCCTTGCCCGCAAAACGACCAAGCGCATTTACAACCGGCGCACCAAGGCCGAATGCCGCACCGAAGCCTGCACCTGCGGCAGTCTGAGATGGGTCAGCGGCAAACGTGGCGGCGCCTCCGGTGGCAGCGCCTGCGCCAGCCCGAGTGAGCATATTGGTTACGCCGCGTTCCATCTGCGGGGCAAGGCCGCCGGTTTCTAGCGCAGGAGCAAAGCGAGTCAGCACAGGCACAGCCCGCGCACCGGTAGCCATAAGCGGGCCAAGTCCTGCAGTGCCAGCAACTTCACTAGCCAACTTGCCGCCAGCATACGCAAACGATTCTGGGTCAGCGCCAAGCAGATTGACTAACCCCTCGTCTATGTCGCGGCGACGTTGCTCGTTTTCCGCGGCTGTTTCAAACGGACGTAAAGCAGTAGCGCCAATAGAGCCAGCGCCACGGATGGCACCGCCAAACACGTCAGCCGCACCCTGCAAAAGCGCAGAACGTTTAGGCTGTGCAGGCGCGGACACAGCCGCAGGCGCAGCGCCTAAGTCTGCGGCAATCTCATCAATTTGGTCTTCAGTAAGCGCCGCTTCGGTTTTTATCCGCTTGCCGTTGATGGTGTATGTAGGCACGACTAATCCTCAACGGTGTAGGTTACGCCGCTCTTGGTCTTGCGCGGGCCAGCCGCCGCAGGGGCAGCAGGCGCACCAGCGGGCGCAGCACCCTGACGGTAAGAGTAGGTGTCGTCGTACGCCTGCTGAATGTTGACTTTAGACGCCTCTGCTTGCGCAATGGCGCGGTCAAGGCCTCGCTGAAAGCTTTCGGTAGATTGCGTAGTGTCAAGAGGCGCATACGAGTCACGCAGATAACGACCCTCTGTATCCGAAACGCTACCTAAAGCGCCGCCAGTTGGAGAATCTGCGCGCATCTTAGTAAGTGCTTGAAAGCCGCCTCGCGCAAGAACCGTTTTAAGCATGGCGCTTGCTTCACGAGCGTCATCGGTAATGGCCGGTGTACGCCCATATACCAAACCGGTAATCCCAGAAAGACCAGGATGGTTACGGAGAAACTTCAAATCTCTTATTTGCGTATCAAGTTCTTCAGTAGCCCCCTTATACGCCGCCGACGCCTTGGGATACGCCGCTTCGCGTTTTTGCCGTTCTTTGGGCGCAAGGGGGGCGTCAACATTAGCCGCCTGTCGCGCTTCCGCCGCTTCGTTAACGGTAGCGTTGCGCTGGGAAACCTTAAGCTGCCCCTGCGAGATTCCGCGCTGCTCTGCGCGGTCGTCAGCCATAGATTGCTCGTTGGCGGTCATCGTCGTGCGCTTGATGTACTCATCAATACCCAACGCAGCCTGCTGCCTCCACTGCTGAAACCCAGCAGGGTCTTGCGGAATGCGCGACAGGGCAACGTCCAACGGCATACGGGCTACCGGAGAGTCCTGCATATCAGGGTCGTCGTGATGAGCCTGCAACCACTCCATAGCGGCTTGTGGAGTGTTCACAAATGTTAGCGCCTGCCGGTACTGCCCGGCCTTTACGCCAGACGCTTCCAGCTGCGATTTGCGCGCAGCGGCAGAGCTAGCCCTGCCAGCCTGCAGGCTCTGGTACATATCCCCGCCTGCTTGCCCAAACCTAAACAGACGCATGGCGTTCTGAGGGTCGTTCAGGTCAGCAGAGCCAGCGTACCGGCGAGCAGCAAGGGCGTTGTTGAGTTCGTCCTGAGCCGCAGCCTGCTGTGCGCCAGCGAGGGCGTTGCGGGACTGCATCAGTTTGCGTTCTTCAGCGGCCTGCATAGCGCCAGCGATGTCCAAGCCAACGGGCTTGTAGGACATTGCGATATTTGGGTCAATAGGCATGACTTAGCCTCCCGGCGGAGCGTAAGGGCCGGGGCCGTACCCCGCGCCACTATAATCAACAAAAGACCCCGGCGCACTGCCGCCGCCCATCTTATTAAAACCGTATTGCAAGCCAGCGTTGGCAAGGCTGTTTAACGCACCGCCCCACGCGTTTGCCTGCCCCATGTAACCGGAGGCACGGGCATTACCGGCGTTCTGCAGGGCGTTGCCAGCAGCAGCAGCGTAGTTAGCCGAGGACGCATTTTGCGCGTTGGTCGCGTTAGCACCCGCCGTCTGCTGGCCGGTCAGCATCTGATACCGCTGGCTGCGGTTCTGATTGTAGCGGTTGTAGGCGTTCTGGTATTCCTGCGAACCCATGTCCTGCCCGTACCGCGCCGCAGCTTTGAGTGCCGCACCGGAAATCATGCCGCCGCGTGCAGCCGCCTGACGGTCCAGTCCCTTCAACCCTTCCTGCAAACGGAATGCGTAGCCGGGGTCGGCCTCAAAGTCGGCAGCAGAGAAGTCGCGCAGCAGGTTGCCGTAGCCTGCAGAGGCAGGGTCACCGGCAAGGCCAAACTGGCGCTGCAGTTCAGCGGTAGACAGCAGGCCAGCCTGACGGAACGGCTCTTGCCGCGCCACTTGGTCATAGTACTGCTCACGCTGCAACTGGCGGTCTGCTTCCGCGGCTTGCTGCTGCGCCCGTGACGCGCTGCGAGAGGCGCTAGCGCCCATCGCTCCTGATGCTATGGTGCCGACTGCGGCGGCTGCAAAACCCCAAGGCATGGCTATATCCTCTTAGAAAACTTGTTGCGGATGCAGATAATCAACGTCATGCGGTCTTCATCGC